CTGCTGTTGATGCTACTGATTTGCAAGCTGGTTATACTTTGTTTGATAATGCAGAAACAGTTGATGTAACCTTGTTGATGGCAGGTGGTTCTGCTAAATTAGCACCAGCTAATGCTCGAACAGTTGCTCAAAGTATTATTGCTATTGCTGAACAAAGAAAAGATTGTGTTGCATTTGTTTCACCATCTCACAATTCTGTTGTTGGACAAACCGATAATGCGACTATTATGCAAGCAATTAGAGATGATAAGGCTGATATAAATCCAAATACATCTTACGGAGTAATGGATTCTGCATGGAAATATCAATATGATCGTTACCGAGATGTATTTGTTTATGTACCAATGAACGGTGATATGGCTGGTCTATGTGCAAGGACTGACTTTTCTAATGATCCGTGGTATTCTCCTGCTGGTTTTAATCGTGGTGTAGTTAGAAATATTGTAAAAACATCTTGGGAAGCTAGAAAAGCAGATCGTGATGAATTATATAAAATTGCTATTAATCCATTTGCAACACAACAAGGTTCTGGTGTTATTTTGTTTGGTGATAAAACTATGCAAGTAACTCCAAGTGCATTTGATAGAATAAATGTTCGTAGATTGTTTATTGTTCTTGAAAAAACCATTTCTATTGCTGCAAGAGGAATGTTGTTTGAATTTAATGATGATTTCACAAGAGCACAGTTTGTTAGTATTGTTGCTCCTTTTTTGAGAGAAGTACAGGGGCGTAGAGGTATTACAGACTTTAAAGTAGTTTGTAATGAAACAAATAATACGGGACAAATTATTGATACAAATCAATTTGTTGGTGATATTTATGTTAAACCTAATCGTTCTATTAACTTCATTCAGTTGAACTTTATTGCCACTCGTACTGATGTAGCTTTTACAGAAATCGGTGCGTAAGTCTTATAAATAATACAATATATAAAGGAGCAAAAAAATGTCAAGTATTTCACAATTTAAAGATACTTTTAGAGGTGGTGTAAGACCTAATCAGTTTTATGTCCGTTTTTACAATCTACCAGAATCTATTGGTGGATTAAGTACAGCCGGTGCTGATACCGCAGTAATTTGTAAAGCTGCTCAAATTCCTTCTTCAACGATTGGGAATGTTGATGTTGCTTATCGTGGACGCCAATTAAAGGTGCCAGGTGATAGAACATTTGATGATTGGACAGTAACTTGTTATGCTGATTCAGACTGGGCTGCAAGATCTACATTTGAAGGTTGGATGGATCAAATTCAAAATCATACCCTTCCAATAAGGGGTACGACATTTCCAAATGAAGTTTATGGACAAGCAGAAGTTATCCAGTTAGGTAGAGATGGAAATCCACTTGCCATTTATCATATGTTAGATATTTATCCTACAAATGTAGCAGCAATCGATCTTGATTGGGGAACCAATGATTCAGTAGAGGAATTTCAAATTACTTTTGCTATTAATAATTGGAGAACTGATCGTGCAATCGGAGCAGCAGTAGTTGGTGAAGGTAATGTTTCTATTACTGGTAACATTGGAATCCGAACTAGATTAGCTGCTGTCAACATAGGATTCTAAAAGATTAATAAGGGAATCTAAATAAGGGGGGAGCAATCCTCCCTTATTTTTCATAATGAATAAAGGATAAAATAATATGGCTTTTGACTTATTTGGATTTACTGTTTCAAAAAAGAAAACACAGAAAACATTTGTAACACCCGAAAATGATGATGGTGCAATTACTTATGTCGAGGGCGGGGGATTTGTAGGAACATATGTTAATACCGATCTTGATGCAAAAGATGAAAATCTTTTAATTCAGAAATATCGTGAAATGGCTATGACACAAGAAGTTGATCTTGCCATTACAGATGTTATAAATGAATCTGTTTTACATGAAACAGGAAAATCTACAATAAATTTATCTTTAGAGAAGTTAGAACAAAACGAAACAATCAAGAAAAAGATTACTGATGAATTTAAAAGACTTGTTAAGCTTTTAGATTTTAATAAAACAGGTTACGATACATTTAGAAAATGGTATATTGATGGTAAACTTTATCATCATATTGTTGTAGATAAAACAAAACCAAAAGAAGGTATTAAAGATTTAATTCCTGTTGATGCTCTTGACATCAAAAAAGTAAGAGAGATAAAAAGAGAAAAAGATAATGTAACTGGTGTTGAGTTTGTAAAAGAAATAGATGAATATTTCATTTATAAACCAGATCAAAGTACAGGACAATTTTTACCAGGCGGTAAAATGAATGAAGAAGTTAAAGTATCACTTGATGCTATTTCTTATGTTCATTCTGGTATGATTGATGCACAAAAACAAGTTGTTATTGGTTATCTTTACAAAGCAATCAAACCTTATAACCAATTAAGGATGATTGAGGATTCTCTTGTTATATATAGATTAGCAAGGGCACCCGAAAGACGAATTTTTTATATAGACGTTGGTAATTTACCAAAACTAAAAGCAGAACAATATTTACGTTCTGTCATGGACAAGTATAAACAGAAAGTTGTTTATAATGCAACAACTGGTGAAGTAGAATCACAGAAAGAGCAAATGTCAATGCTCGAAGATTTCTGGTTGCCAAGACGAGAAGGTGGTAGAGGTACTGAAATAAACACATTACCATCTGGACAGAATCTTGGTGAAATAGAAGATATAGAATATTTTAGAAAGAAACTTTATCAATCACTTAATGTACCAATTTCACGAATTGAAGGTACAGAACAAACTGCTTTTAATCTTGGAAGAACATCAGAGATTAATCGTGATGAAGTAAAATTTTCTAAATTTATTTCAAGATTACGACAAAGATTTTCAACTCTATTTACAGAATTATTGAGAGTACAACTCCTTCTTAAAGGAATCATTAAAGAAGATGATTGGTATGATATTAAAGATGCGATGGAGTATGTTTGGACTAAAGATTCTCATTTTGCAGAATTGAAAAATAATGAAATTCTTAGAGAGCGTTTGGAAGTTCTTTCATCATTGGATGAATATGTTGGTAAATACTTTTCTAACGAATGGGTTAGGAAAAATGTTCTCCGACAAACTCAAGAAGAAATTGAAGAATTGGATAAACAAATTAAAATTGAAACGGGTGTGGATGATACAGATGATGTAGAAATTAATCCAGCCTTATTAGGATTCCAAGATGTAAAAAGACAAGATTAGGTGAGTTAATAATGAATATTTCTAAATCTAGTTTTTTAAATAATTATAAAAATAAAATTGCTTCAACTGATTCGGAAAAAATAAATGAAGCAATAATTTATGCTTTCAATCTCACAGATAAATATGGAATTGAAAGAATTAACAAATCAATTTTAGAAGCTTCTATTAAATATAAAATTGATGAAAATATACTTAGAGAAAAGATAAATGATGAATCGTTTATGTTAGAAGAAAGGAATGAAAATGGAAGATAAATTAAAAGCAAGTATAGTACAAAATGTTCTTGATAGGAAATTTTCTCGAGCCAATTCTGAGTTTGCAAATATGATGAGAGATAAAGCATACGCAGCAATTGATGATTTTAAAAATGCTTTCAAATATGTTGCAGTACAAAAAGCTGAAACAGAAAAACCAGAATCTGCAAAAGAACCAGAAAAGAAAGCAGCTGAAAAGAAAGCAGCCGAAAAGAAAGAAAAATAATGGAAGAAGCATTGACATTACAGCAGAGAATTAAGCGTTCTCGTATGATGAAAGTTAAAAGCAAAATGATTGCGAGAAAACGTGAAATTGCAATGCGTAAAAGAGCTAGTACAGATAAGTTAAAGCAACGTGCTTCTAAAGCTGCAAGAAAAATAATTCAAGATAAGTTATTAAAAAATCGTGATAAGAGTGATTTATCTTTTGTTAGTAGAGAAAAATTAGAGAAATTAGTTAATAAGAAAAAGGCAATTATTAAAAGAATAGCAAAAAGACTATTGCCAACAGTAAGACAAAAAGAATCAGAAAGATTGCAAAAACGAAAAGGGGGAGATAAATGAAACTAATAACAGAACATACTAACGAAGTTGAATATATTGTTGAAGGAAAAAATAAAGAGCAATATATTAAAGGGATTTTTATGCAATCTGATATTAAGAATCAGAATGGTAGAGTATATCCTTTTTCTGTTTTGAAAAAACAAGTAAGAACATTTAATGAGAAATTTGTAAAACAAGACAGAGCATTAGGAGAGCTAGGACATCCAATGGGCCCTACTGTTAATCTTGATCGTGTTTCTCATATGATAACAGAGTTGTATGAAGATGGTAAAAATTTTGTTGGAAAAGCAAAAATTATTGACACACCAAATGGAAAGATTGTAAAAAATCTTCTTGAGTCTGGTGTTCGTTTAGGTGTGAGTTCAAGAGGACTTGGTTCTGTAAAAACAAACAAAGAAGGGGTAAATGAAGTACAAGATGATTTTGTACTTTCTACCGTTGATATTGTTTCTGACCCAAGCGCCCCTGA